TTGGCGCACACGCTGGTGATTACTACCTTTACCACGACCAGTCAGACGATACAATCAAAGTAGTTATACCATAATGCGCTCCACCTCGCTTCTCGGTCTTAACCTAATCAAGAAGTATGAGGGCTTGAGGCTTAGTGCCTACCTTTGCCCTGCTGGAGTGCCGACCATAGGCTACGGCAGCACGCGCCATCCGAACGGAAAGAAAGTTTTATTAGGCGAAAAGCTCAACAACGAAAAGGAAGCAACGCAGCTTTTACTCGCAACCCTTGAGCCATTCGAAGCGGCGGTTAATAAGCACCTACCAAACTTGAATCAATGCCAGTTCGATGCGCTTGTGTGCTTTGCATACAACGTGGGCGTAGCTGCATTGGTGAAATCCACGCTACTCAAGAAAGCCAAAGCAAACGCATCCGACCCGTCAATACTGGATGAGTTCCTTCGTTGGAATAAGGCAGGCGGCAAGGTGCTTGCAGGGCTAACAAATCGCAGACGCGAAGAGGCTCAATTGTATTTCTCATTGTGTAAAGTTTAGGGCGCAATTGCCCCAACACTCGCATGGCTTTGGCGTAAACTTACCCATGCGAAAACGGGCTACCAAACCACGGCGAATCATTGACATCATTGTGAAGCATTGGCGTGGCACAGTTGGCAGCCTCATGATACTTATTTCAATATTCTTACTAATCTTTAAAGTCATATCCACAGAAACACTCGCGGCAATTGTAGCAACCCTAATCGCCGCTGGGTATATTCCAAAAGCCAAAGACGATGCAGCAAGTTCGTAGAGATACAATAAAGACGGTTCGCCATAACAAGGTTGACATCGACACCATGAGTTGGGAGGTTGCAACTGCCGACACAAGCTTCGCCCAGGCTAACCGCGAGAGCTTCGAGTTTGTCATGGCACAGCCCAAGCCAGTGCGTGAACTTACCGCATTTGACACCATTCAGCCCTGTGATGTATCTTTGTTAGCAGAACCAACGTACTACACCGCCAAAACATACCCCGTAAGAAAACCGCAAGAATTGGAAACGCCTATGAATTACGATATACTTTTGAACGGTGTTGTGTTTAGCTTTACGCTTTGGCTTTCTGCTAAGTACCTTATGACTTGCGGCGCGGCTTGGCGTGCATTCATTTCGGATTTGCGCGCAGTTTAGTTTATCTTTGCCTTATGGCAAGCCTGCACATCCTTGAGTCATCAATTGACCTCTTCTATGTGATCACCGATAAGGATGGCAATATCGTCACCTCCAATGATTTATTCAAGGAGTACAGCAGCCACATCAAGCCTACCAACATTCTCGACATTGCGGCCAATGACTCGGACCGTGATGAGCTGCTTCAGGCAATCAGGAAGTCGCAGAAGAAATCACCAGATCCGATTCGGACCTATGCCAAGACAAGGCAGAAGATGGCCTCTGAGAGGTACAACATGTGGAATGTTTACTCGATTGTGGACATGCTGCACTTCATCGGGATTCAGCTTGTCGATGTGACCTCCATCAGCAACCATGAGCATGAACGCCAGAAGATACTTCTGGAAGAATTCCGCTTCATGCTATCGCACGAACTGCGCCAGCCATTGACTTCAATCGGTGGCTTGGTGAAGATGATGGTTGAGCACAACAATGCAACGGAACAGGAACGCGAAGATGTAATGAAGATGCTTGCCAATAGTGTGGAAAAGCTTGATGATGTGATTCGACTATTAGTTAAGAAAGCAACCAGGCAAATATGAACTTACCGGCTACCGACTGCGAATGCGATGAGAGACTTGTGAAGGTGCTGGCAGTTTACATCGCCGAGAAGTCCATGCCGCTAAAGGTGGCAGCGGATATCTTGCTGAACGAATTGCGAAACAAAGACGAGTACCTTAAACGACTTAATGAACTAATCCTATGCACAAGAGCAACATTGGCACACTGAGCCTTTTGGCAATCTGCTTATTCATTCTGCTGCTGCTATTGCGCACATGTGGCGCATTGCGTGAATCTGAAAGCAATGCGATGTATCTCGATTCACTGAACTCAGAGTTCGCTGTGCGCATTGCAAGGGACAGCTCTAAGATTTACTCCCAAGGCATCCAGCTTGCAGCGGCTGGCACTAAGCTTCGAGCATTGGAACTGCGCGAGCCTGAAGTGGTGGTACGCTACCAGACGAAGACGGTGCTGAAGACAGAGCTGCAACTTGCCGAGCCGATATACATCGACAGCTTTCCTCACTTAAAATTGCCGAGGTCATTCGGGCGAGAAGGTAAATGGCTATCGATAGGAGGCTCAATAAACCGCTTAGGAAGGCTTCAGATTGATTCAATGATTATTCCGGTAGCTTATACCGTTGCGATTGGAGATACGCTGCGTAAGGGCTTGCTATGGCGCAAAAGAGATAAGGTGGTTCGCATACAAGTTGACAACCCTTATGTGAACGTCACAGGAATCAACAGCGTGATCATCGCGGACAAGCCAAAAAAGTGGTACGAGACACGGGCCTTTGCTTTTGCCATCGGAGGCATTACAGGTTTTGCAATTTGTCGCGCAAAATAATTGGCTTGATTTTCAGCGAGTTGCATAAATTTAGACTGGTGGTTTGCTTTTTTCTTTGTTTAGGTATTGTGTATTCAAAAGATAGGTGTACATTTGTCAAACAAAACAACGATAAAAACACACAGCCATGATCACAGTTTTCCAATCTTACACGCCAGCAGCAAACGAAAAATTAATTTTAATTGAAAATTTCGAAGGATATTCTTACAAGACTTATGCAGTCTATGTAAATGGAGAATATGACAGAAAAATTAATGTCGCTAAATTCTAACCCCAACGGGCGGCTAACCACCGCCCACCTTTTCCTCAACTTTTAAACTCACATACACATGAACACACCTCTATCAACCTCAACAACCTTCAAGAATTGGAAGGGCACTGAATTCTTTCATTACAATCATTTAACTGGCACGATGGTCATGATTGTTGATGATGGCTGCATCAAAGGACTCTACACTCGATGCGACTCTCAAGCGGCAAATCTTTCACGCCAATTTCATCGCAGCATGGAGCACGGCGTTGCACCTGAAAAGCGAATCTATGACCCTTGCGAGATGGAAGAATTTCACAACCACTTCGCAAAAGTTACCGAACACCTTCACGAAAATTCAACTCAAGCACTTTTAACCACAATTTAATCTTTTAACCATGAAAGCACCAGTAAACTCTGGCAACGGCTCAAGCCGCCAAATCGCTCCAGAAGGAGCACATGTAGCACGCTGCTACCAAATCATTGACAAAGGCACTACCTTCGATGAGAAGTGGGGCAACAAGAAACGCAAAGTTCAATTCTTATTTGAACTGCCTCTCGAAACAGCAGTCTTTAGCGAAGACAAAGGAGAGCAGCCGTTCTATGTGAAGACAGTATTCAACCTCACAATGGGCGAGAAGGCATCCCTTCGCAAGTTCATCGAATCTTGGGTAGGCAAGAAAATGACCGATGCGCAAGCTGGAGACTTCGACATCACCAAGCTACTTGGACACGCTTGCATGGTGAACATCGCACACAACGGCAAAGAAGACCGTACCTATGCGAACATCATGAGCATATCGCCGCTGCCAAAAGGAATGGCTTGCCCTCCAGCCGTGAACGAATTGCTATCTTATGACACGACCGAGCACAGCGATGCAGTATTCAACAAGCTGCCTGAGTTCCTTCAAGAAGACATTCGCAAATCGGATGAGTGGATTGCTCGCACAACTGCCAAGCCTGCCGCTGTGCCTGCGCCAAAGTGGGAGAGCACAACCGTAACTGATGAGCCCGATCTTGACAGCCTATTCGCAAACGATTCAACGGGCCTTCCTTTCTAAAAATAACAAAGGCCGAGGACACACACTACCCTCGGCCTTACTCACATATCAAAACACATGAACAGCATCGCAAAGATAACAATTCCAATCGAGAAATTGTATCAGACAATAAATTCAGCCGAGGTCTTGTCAGCCCAGCAACTAATCGAACGCAACAGCTTTGACGGCGTTGCTTATCCAATTGACAACGTAATGCACTACACCGCTGCATCTAATGCAATCGCAGAAGTGAACAAGGCAATCAAGGCCATCCAAGATGCGCGCAAGACGGTCACCTCTCCGCTGGATGCGTACAAGAAAGAACTCATGCGCATCGAAGCCGATGCAGTTGCACCATTGGCCACCTTCATCGCATCGACCAAAACCGCAATGCTCGAATATAACGCAGCTTGCGAGAAGCAATTCGCAGCAGAGCAAGAGAAGGCAAGCACCTTGGAGAGCTTGGTGGATAATCTCACTGAGGTCAGCATCAAGCACAACCACATCAAAGGCATTCGCACAATCCGCAAGGTTCGCATCAATGGCGAAGTGGATTGGATGAAGGTGCTATCAGTCCTGTTCGGCTCCGGTATGTACAAGCCCGAAGACCTCACGCAGAACCTACTAAAGGCAATGGAGAAGTGCGATGTGGATGCCATCGCTGGCATTGAGATTTACGAAGAGAAAATTCAAACAATAACACGATGAAACACAACCCTACCAAGCAGGTCCGCGCAATACTTGAGCGCGTGCCTGCAACACGCAAGAGCGATGCAAGGCTCATCGCTTACGTCTGGGCCGAGACAATCGGCTATGA